GTAGTTGACCCATTGGCACATGTTACACCAAACGTAGCAATGAACAATTTCTTAATTGATGCCAGTTGGAGAAATAAGGTTCAACATTACATCTTCTTATCATCTAATACAGTTTATCCACCAAAAGGAGATAAGCCCGTAGTAGAGACTGATTTCCTATTTGATGAACCATATCCTGTATACTTCCCAGTGGGTTGGATGAAAAGATACGCAGAAGTTCAATGTGAATTATATGCAAAGTATTTACCGGTTAAAATGAAGTGTACGGTTATTAGACCTGCAAACTTATTTGGACCACATGATAAATATGATTTCAATAAGTGTCACGTTACTCCTGCAACAATTAGAAAGGTAGCAGACCAAATGAATCCAATACCTGTGTGGGGTGATGGTAGTGAATTGAGAGATTTATTATACATTGAAGATTTCTGTGAAGCGTTACAACTTGTAATGGAAAAAGAAACCGAAGATTACCAAGTATACAATGTAGGTTCTAATAGGGTTTATTCAGTATTAGAAGTGTTAGAGTTAATGAAAAGATTAGCCAATCATAATGCACCTACTGAATATATTAAAGGTAAACCATCAATGATACCAACTCGTAAAATTGATTCATTCAAAATCTATGATAAGTTAGGTTGGAAAGCAACTACTACATTAGAAGATGGGTTACAAAATGCATACGAATGGTATTTAGAACATAAAGATGAATTTCAAAACTAATGAAAAAATTCCTATTTGCAGGTGATTCATTTACTTGGGGAGAAGGATTGCAATTTTACTCCGGACAACCTGATGTTTTTTTTCCAAAAACACATAAATTTGATCCAAATAAAATTTCCGACTTACAATTTAAATTTATCTATGATAATAGATTCCCACAACATGTAGGAAATCATTTTAATATTGAAAGTATAGTGCGTGCGGATAATGGTGGTTCTAATACTACTTCTATTTCATTTATACAAAATCAAATAAATATAAATGAGTTTTCTCATATAATATATCAATTAACCGATGTATATAGAGAAGAATTTGAATTTGTACATAAGGGTGAATATATAAAAATATATGTAGATGATATTTTACAGAATAGATACACTAACCCAAAACTTAAATTTAAAACATCAGACAAATATTTAGACCGTAAAAAAAATTACGATTCATTTTTTGAGTATTACGAAACGAATTTTAAATCAATTGAAGATTTTGAAATTTTTTTTATAAAACAATCATTGGGTATACTAAAAAAAGAATTACTAAAACATATTAAAAAGGGTATACTTGTATATTTTTTAAATTGGAGAACAAATTATGTACCTATACTATTAAAAGATAAATTTTTTTCAAAAAGATTAATAACATTAAATTATTTAGGTAACGATTATTATGATTTTGAAACATTATGTAATAATGAAAGACCGGAATTAAGTAATCAATATGTGTTTAATAACTTTAAAGTATTAGGTTCAGATAGTCACCCATCATTATTAGGACATAGAATAATTGCAGAAAATGTGATTAAAAAAATAGGAAAAATAGAAGCAGAAATAGATATAGATATTAAATTAAATAGTGAGTTAATAAAACAAGAAGAAATTAAATTAGAAAATGAAATATTAATATTAAAATCTAAATTAGATACAATTCGATATTCAATTATAGAACAAACGGAAATAGAAGAAACTAAATTAATAAGCATTTCAATTGAAATGGATCCTGAAATAATTGCACTAAAATCAGAAAAGTTAAAATCAGAACTAAAACAAAAACTAAATGATGAATTAGAATTGGAATTAACTGAAATACGAAAACGATTAGATTTAATTAGATATGATTTATATGAACAAATTGCAATAGAAGAATGTAACTTAGCAGAAATTATAAAAAGAAATAATACAAAAAAACTTATATGAGTGCACCACAATACACACCTTACAAAGACGCTTTAACCGAAGCAATGAAAAACTTAGCAGAATTAGAAGATTCGGTTTTTATAGGTCAACAAATAGTTTATGCAGGAAATCCTATGAGTACAACATTGGGTGGTGTTCCTAAAGATAAAATGATTGAAGTACCGGTAATGGAAGAATCTCAAATGGGAATGAGTTTAGGAATGGCAATGACAGGTAAAAGAGTTATTACATTTTATCCTCGTTGGGATTTCATTATATGTGCAACAAATCAATTAGTAAATCACGTTGATAAAATTGGTGTAATGAGTCAAGGTAAATGGAAACCAAATTTAATTATTAGATTAGGTAAAGGTTCAGATAAACCAATTGATCCAGGACATCAACATAGAGGAAATTATTTTGAAGAGTTTAAATCACTTTGTCCTAATATAGAATTTCACGATTTAAAAACACCGTTGGATATTGAATTAGCTTACAAATATGCAACAAAAGAAGGTGGCATTCATTGTTTAGTAGAATATCCAGAATTATATTATGCTTAATTTGGTATTTGATAAATGGAGTGTAGAGGGTTACATTCCAAATGGTATGGACGAAACATTGGTAAATTACATAATGTTTAATTACCAAAAAGATGAAGATACCTATAACCATTTACCAAACGCTTTAGAAAAAACATTTGGAAAAGATTTTAATATTTGGAACAATTTATTTGGAATAATATTAAATAAAAATTTAATAAATTGTATACCATATACATCAAATAAAAAAGATTGGGTATATGTAATTGAACCATGGGGACATTTATCTTATTCTTGTAATTTATTCGTAGATGAAAGAGGGGGGGGATATAAGAATTTTTTTAAAAATATTCCTGAAAAAATAAAAAAAGATATTAATGATGATAATGGAAAATTCGTAATAAATTATTCACATGAAGGTTGGGTAAATGATTGGCTTTTAAAAAATTTATATTTAGGGATAAAAAATAGTGGGATATCAACAAAAAATTCTATTTTAATTTTAAATGATTTTAATTTAGAACAAAAAGTTAATAAATTTATTTTAGAAAATGGCATAGATAAAGAAACATTTCCTAAAATAATAAATTATAGTTACTATATACCATTTTCTTCATTTTATTTTTATAACAAATATAAAGAGTTTGATATGAGTAAATATTTTGAAAATAAAACTCATAAATTTTTATTCTTAAATAGAAGATTAGAAGTACATAAATTGGAAATATTATTGCAATTATATGAAAATATAAAAAATGAAAGTATTATATCATATGATAAAACATTAATATCCGATGACGTATTATTTGAATTTACAACAAATTTTGAATTAAAAAATAAATTTGATTCCATTCCCAATAAATCAATTGCAGATATAGAAAACATAAAAGAGGTTAATGGGTATAAAGATGAAAACTCAGAACTATATGAAAAATCATTATTTAGTATTGTAACTGAAACTAATTTTTATAATGATAATGATTTTATAAGTGAAAAGATTTTTAAACCATTATGGCATATGCAACCATTTATTGTAATAGGTAGACCATATATGTTAAAATATTTAAAAGAACTAGGGTTTAAAACATTTGATTGGTTAATAGATGAAACATACGATACAATAGAAGATAATAATACTAGAATGAAATTAATTATAACTGAAATTGAAAAATTAAACAAAATAGATTTCAACTTATTAAAAGAAAAAATTCATAATAGTTATGATATATTAGAACATAATAGAAATGTTATATTAAACATTGGGAATAATATATCTGAAATTGAATATACATTATTATCTAATTTGAATAAATTTAATGAGATTAGGTATTTAGACCTAATAAAAAATATAAACTATGAAAAAGGCAATTTGGTGTAGAGGATGCTCATTTACATTTGGAGAAGGATTACAATATTTTTCAGAATTACCTTCGGTAAATATACCGGATGAACAATATTGGGATTCAAAATATTTAACAAATGCGCAATATCAATTTATTAGATATAATAGATATTCAAAATTATTAGCAGATAAATTAAATACAATTGATATAAATGGTTCATTAAATGGTGGTACAAATGCAACCATATATAACGCATTAAAAAGATTATTATCACCAAAATATTCAAATAATAATTCTCCGTATTTAGATGAACACTATATTGAGTTAAATGAAATTGGTTTAATAGTAATTCAATTTACAGATTTATTTAGAGAACATATCAAAATAGATGACATATTATACGAACCAGCTAGTAAATATAAAGATAAATTTGATTGGATAGAAACAGTTTCTAAAACAATTACGTTTGAAACTTTTGTAGAAAAAGTAGCGGAAAAAACGATAAAAGAATTTGAAATATTATTAAAAGAAATACAAGAAAAAAATCCAGATGTAATAATTAGAGTATTTAATTGGTTTCCAGAAACGGATAATGCTATTAGAAACAATGAATATTTTAAAGATAAACTTTTAAAATTTGAAATAGATGGAAAAACGTATAATAATTTTAAAGACATGATATATGGAAAGCATGGGTTGACAATTGAAGAAACGTTTTATCCAAAATGTGGACACGACCAGCATTTTAATTTAATTGGTCAAAAATTAATAACAGATACTATTTATGCTAGTATAAAAGATGAGTGGAATGAAAAATACAACTAAAATATTAAAAAAGTATTATGATACGTTTATTTAAAAAATTGAAAAGTTTGTATAAAACTTGGAAATTAAAAAGAGAGTTCAAACAAAAAATAAAAGAACTAAGAAAAAGAGATCCATTTATCTATAAGAACGTTTAATGTATATTTATACTTATGGAATTAGCTAATTTTATTGTTGAAGCTGTTTTAAAGCAAGCAGTTACAGACAAAATTGTAGTGTATGGTGGTCGTTTTCAACCATTTCACAAAGGTCATAAAAAAGTTTATGATGCATTAGTAGCCAAGTTTGGCTCTAAAAATGTTTATATTGCAACATCTGATGTACAAGATAGTGATAAATCTCCATTATCATTTAATGATAAGAAAGAAATTGCTACTAAATTATTTGGAATACCATCTTCAAAATTTGTAAAAGTAAAACAGCCATACCAACCAGTAGAAATACTTAGAGGATATGATGATACTACTACTGCATTAATTGTAGCAGTTGGTGAAAAGGATGATAGTAGATTAGGTGGCAATTACTTTAAACCATATACAAACGATAAGAACTTAAAAGGATATGCAGTTAACGCATATGTATTCTCTCAGTTACCTTCAAATTCATTTGGCGCAACTGATGTTAGAAATATGTTCCGTAATAATAGAATGGGTGGTGAAAGAAAACAAAAAGAATTTGAAAAGTTTTTTGGTAAATTTGACAAAGTAATTTATACTAAGTTAATTACAAAGTTAAACGAAGGTGTAAATGACATTAATAATATACCAGGTGGAAAAGCAGACAATTTAAGTTTAGCAGATATTGCTAACAAATATAATGTTTCAATTGATGTTGTAAAAGAACATTTGAAAATGGGTATTAAGATTGAAATGGAACATACTTCTGATATTAATATTGCAGCTGAAATAGCTAAAGACCATTTGGCAGAAAAACTTACATATTATAAAGATTTACATAATATGGAAAAAGATAATTTTCAACCACATAATCCAATAAAAGAAGAAAATCCAAATTACGAAGCAGATGATATAGATTTTGAACACATTTTAAATTATCAAATAGCAGATCCATCAACTGGTCGTAAATTTAGAATTAAAGATGCATTAAGATTAGACCCACATGATTTCGCAAGGCAAGAAGCAATGAGAATGATTAAAGTTCTTTTGGCACAAAAGCATAGAAAAGCAGCAGGTAATATAGATGTTGGACAGCAATCACCAAAAAGTGATAAAGTAAATCAAGTTAATTTATCATTATATAATAAAAATGAAATAGCAGAAGCAAGTGCAGCTGGTAGTGGGTATGATGAAAAAACATTAGACCAATTAATAGATAATCCAGAAACAGGTGAGAAAGTAAAAGTTCGTTCTGCGTTAAATTATCCTAAGCAACACCCGTCTTACCAAAAAGCAATGCAATTGGTTAGAAAGGTAAACTCTAAGTTACCACAAAAGAAAGTAGGTAAACAAAAGCATCCTGTTGCAATTAAACCACAAAATAGAAACGCCGGTGGACCTATGACCGGTGCAAATAATAGAGTTGGTGCACAACCTACTCCTGGTGCAAATAATCAAAATGGTACAAATAGTACAAACAAAACACAAAAACCATTAGATAACCCACCAACCAATCCGGCGCAAGCTCAAGAAAAACCACAACAACCAAAAGTACAAACAGTACCTACCGATAAAGTTAGAAAAGATATTCCAAATTTTAAAGTAAGTGATAAATCGGATATAGGCAAAGTATCAGTTAAACAACGTAGAGAAGTTTCAATGAAAATTGATGACTTAGCTAAAAAATCAGCAGAAGCTAAAGCAAGTGGTGAAAAAGCACCTAACTTTAATTTATGTGATATTACAATTCCTGGTACAAACTTATATTGTAGTGGTAACAAAGGTATACCAAGAGAACAAATGCCTCAATTTAAAGGTACACCAACACCTGGTTCAGAAGCAGATAAAATGCAGAAGGATAAAAATGGTGAAGTTGATACTGAGGAAATGTTTAAAAAAATGTTGCAAGATAAAGGTATTAAAGTATCAGAACCTACAACAGTTCCGGCAGACCAATTGAAAGCAACTCAAACAGAATTAGTTGGTTCAAAGGTAGCGGGTATGACTAAAGCATTAGAAACAGATCCAAATCATCCAGCAATTACCGCACCTATTTATGTAAGTTCAGATGGATATGTATTAGATGGACACCATAGATGGGCAGCAGTTACATCACAATCGATAACAAGTGGTAGAGAAGCTAAGATGAATGTGAGAGTTATTGATATGCAAATTTCAGAGTTAGTAAAAACTTCAAATCAATTCGCACAAGATATTGGTGTTCAAGCAAAAGCAGCAGATGCAAACAAAGAAACACCTGGTGGCGGAATGCAACCAACAAAAGGTTCAACTGATGCAAAATCAGCGGGTATTGGTAAGGTAGCAACTAAGGCAATTCAAAATCCAAAAGTTGTAGCAAGAACAATAAAGCATAATATTTCAAAGTGGTCAGATAAAGAAAAACAATTCTTTAGAGGAAAACAACATAAAGCAAATTCACCAGTTAGACGTAGTATTGGTGAGGCAATTAGCAATAAAGTAAAATCAATTGTACCATCTGTAAAAAAAGAAATGGAACATTTGGGGCATACGTTTCAGCATGCAGGTGAAGGAATTTCAAATTTATTTAAAGGTAAACCAATAAGTGATAAAGAAAAAGATGCGTTTAAAACATTAGGTAAAACTATTGCTATGAGTGCGGTTGGTGTTGCATTGGGTGGCGGATTAGGTCATGGTGTTGGAATGTTAATGAAACATTTAGGTGGACATTTGGCAGAACATTTAATTGCAGAAATTGTAATTGGTGGTATTGGTAAAGCAGCTATATTTGCTGGAACTGAATTAGATGGTGATAATGATAAGTATGTTGAGTGGTTTACGTTACATTTTGCTAAACAAATGAAAGAAGGAAAAATTCCATTAGAAGTTTGGGATAGTGCAGTACAGGATTACAATAGAGATAAAGAAGATGGTAAGTTAGATGGAGATACAAATACAGTTGCAGAAGTAATTACCGAAGTAGATGAAGATATCAATGTAGACGTAGATAAAGGTGATGTAGTTTTAACTGGTAAATTTAAAAATAAAAAAACAGTTGTAAAAGATATTAGTAAAGACCAGCACGGAATGCCAACTATAAATGGTAGACAAGCAACAACATTTCGAAAAGTAGAAGAAGGTATTATAAACGAAGGTGGTGCATATGGACATATGAATCATCCATTTGATGTTAGAATGAATTTATCATTTGGTGATTTAAAAGCAATTGTAAACAATGCATTAGATGGTAACTTAGGTGTGGTTAGAGAGAAGACTGATGGGCAAGCATTGGCAATAAGTTGGAAGAATGGTAGATTGATATCAGCAAGAAACAAAGGGCACCTGGCGAACGCTGGGGCAAATGCAATGGATATAAATGGTGTAGCAACTAAGTTTGGTGGTAGAGGTGGATTAACGGATGCATATAATTTCGCAATGAAAGATTTAGAAAATGCAATCAGAGGGTTATCACAGGCACAAAAAGATAAAATATTCAAAGAAGGTAAAGTATTTGTAAACTTAGAAGTAATATGGCCTACATCGGTTAATGTTATTCCTTATAATCAAGCACTTTTAGTTTTTCATAATGCAGTTGAATACAATGAAGCAGGTAATCCAATTAGTAAAATAGATGGAGCAGAAAGTATATTAGGTGGAATGATAAAACAAATCAATGCACATGTTCAATCTAAGTACACAATACAAGGACCTCCAATTGTTAAATTACCTAAAACAAAACAATTAAGTTCTCAAAAAGGTAAATTCAAAGGAATGATTTCAAAACTACAATCTGAATTTGGATTAACAGATAAAGATGGTGTAGCAGATTATCATCAAGCTTGGTGGGAAAACTTTGTAGATAAATCAAAGAAAAAGATTTCAGCATTAGAAAAAGCAGGTTTAGTTAAGAGATGGGCGTTTGATGATAAGAGCATGCGAATAGGTGATATCAAAGATGAAAAAGCAAGAGCATGGGCAGAAGGAATAGATAAAGGACCCAAAACTACTATTATGAGTGGTAATCTTAGAAAGTTTGAAGATATCTTTTTAGGTGTAGGTGCAGAAGTCCTTTCATTTATGGGTTCAGTATTAACGGCACAACCGGATAAGGCATTACAATCAATGAGAGCAGAATTAGAATCTACCGCTAATCAAATTATGAATGGTGGAACTATAACTCAAATAAAAAAATTAGAAAAAGAATTAAGTAGATTAAACTCAATTGGTGGATTTGAAAAGATTGTACCGAGTGAAGGAATTGTATTTAGTTACAAAGGAAATGCTTATAAATTAACCGGAGCATTTGCACCTTTGAACCAAATTTTGGGAATTTTTAAGTTTAGCAGATAAAAATATATATTTATATATAAAGTTATAATTTATGTTAATTAAAAGTAAAGGTAATAAAGATAAGAAAACCTGGATGCATCCTAGTAGAAAAAAGATTTTGGATGTGATGCACGGTAGAGATAGTGGAAATGCAACGGTTGGTTGGGATAAGGCAAAAGAAAAACGAGAAGTTGGTGATACTTGGATAGATGCAAATGGCAAAGAGTGGGAGCAACATGAGGGATTTAAAATGGCAGTTACTCAATACGATGAGGCAAGAGCATATTTAGATTCATTAACAACTTGTAAATCGAAAGAATGTAAGACCAATAATCCTAAAGGTGCCAACTTAAGATTTATTAAACAAAGTGGATTTTGTATTAATTGTTTAGTAGATAGAGAAGCAATAATGAGAGAAACCGGTTTATATGAAAACTATGAATTTTGGAAAATGAACTCAAATGCATTAGGAAGGATTAAAGATGATTTAGCAAGTTTTGAACAAGCTAGAAAAGATGCAGATACAGTTCCTACTATTGTAAACGAAGATGGTAGTATTGAAAAGTGGAGCATTGATGGTGATATTGAAAAAGTAAAAAGAGACTTAGATTCAGATATAGTTGGTCTAAAAGAATTAATAATCAAATTCCAAGCCGCAGTAGATGAGGATTGGGAAATAATAAAGGAGAAATATAATGAAATTTTCAACGATTAAGAACATAGTATTAGTAGCATTGATTGCACTATTTTTATACCAATTAAAAGGTGGTAAAATTAATATTGGTAGAACAACCGTAGTAGATGGTAAAAGATATGAAATTATCAAAGAGATACATGATACAACCGAAGTAACCAAAACAAATACAAAATGGAAAAAAGGTGCAGATATAGTACATACAACAATTGTACATGATACTACTATTAAATTAATAAATGTAGATACCGCAGCATTATTATACGATTATTTTGCTAAAAACATTTACAATGATACATTAAGATTACCAGATAGCTTAGGATTTGTGTTCTTAACCGATACAATTACTAAAAACAAAATTGAAGGTAGAAAGTTTATTGCTAATGTAAAACAAAGAGTAATTACAAACACTACAATTGTAAAAGAATTACCTAAAACAAAATTCTTTTATGGTATAGAGGGTGGGTTTAATAAAGCAGATTTAATATCACATTTAGGTATGGGATTTTTAATCAATACAAAATCGGATAAAATATATCATTTAGGAGTTGGTGTTGCAAATAGAACGGGTGCAGATGCAATAACTGGTAAACTAGTACCTTATATTGGTGCGGGTGTATATTGGAAGATTAGATTAAGAAAATAATGAATACTCCACAAAAATCCTTACAGGATGTAATTAAGCAACAATATCAAAAGTGTGCAGGTGACCCGGTATACTTTATGAAAAAGTATTGTAAAATTCAACATCCAATTAGAGGGAAAATAGCGTTTGAGTTATATCCTTTCCAAGAAGAAACCCTTACAGATTTTAAAGACCATAGATATAATATTGTTCTTAAATCACGTCAGTTGGGTATATCAACATTAGTAGCAGGTTATGCACTATGGAAAATGATATTCAATGAAGATTTTAACGTTCTTATTATTGCGAACAAACAAGATGTAGCAAAGAACTTAGTATTAAAAGTTAGAACAATGAATCAGTTACTACCTGTATGGTTAAGAGTAGCTGAATCGGAAGATAACAAACTTTCCCTTAGATTAAAAAATGGTTCACAAGTAAAAGCAGTATCTTCAAAGCCTGACTCGGGTCGTTCTGAAGCCTTATCATTATTGGTATTTGATGAAGCAGCCTTCATTGATTACATTGATGAAATATGGACTGGTACTCAATTAACGTTGGCTACCGGTGGTGACTGTATTGCATTATCTACTCCGAATGGTGTGGGTAATTGGTTTCATAGAATGTGGGTGGGATCAGAAAATGGTGAAAATTTGTTCAATCCTATCAAACTTCACTGGACGGTTCACCCTGATAGAGAACAAGATTGGAGAGATGAACAAACACAACAATTAGGTGATAAGCAAGCAGCACAAGAATGTGATTGTGATTTCATTTCTTCTGGTGATAACGTAATCGATGGTGACCTTTTGATATGGTATTCTGAAAATAATGTGTGTGAACCAATTGAAAAGACTGGGTTTGATAATAATATATGGTTATGGAAAAAACCAGATTATACACGTTCATATGTAGTAACGGCGGATGTAAGTAGAGGTGACGGTCTAGATTATTCAGCATTCCACATCATAGATATTGAAACAATGGAGCAAGTTGCTGAGTATAAAGGTAAGATAGAACCAACTGATTTTGGTAATATGTTAATCGGTATAGCAACGGATTATAACGATGCATTACTAATTGTAGATAATGCAAACATAGGTTGGGCAACAATACAGCAAATATTAGATAGAGATTATAAGAATTTATTTTGGAGTAATAAAGATATTCAGTATGTTGATGTTAATACACAATGGACTAACAAATATTACAGAGAACAAAAACAAATGATTCCTGGATTTACAATATCATCTAAGACTAGACCTATGATTGTATCTAAGATTGACCAATATATGAAAGACAAATCCGTTATCATACACTCTAAGAGAACGATAGATGAGTTATTTACTTTCATTTGGAGTAATGGTAGAGCAGAAGCAGCAAGGGGTTACAATGATGATTTAACGATGGCATTGGGGATTGGGCTATGGGTTAGAGATACTGCATTACGATTAAGAAACGAAAGAGGTTCAATGGCACAAAGTGCATTAAACGGATTTACAAAAACAGAATATAGTCCAGTTTACACACAAAGAGATTTCAGAGAAGACCCGTATAAAATGAATGTGGGAAACGATGATTTCGAAGATTTAAGGTGGCTTATTAAATAATACAATATTTATATACTGTACGGAAAGTAAAATACTATGAAGAAAAGTTTTTTATATGAATTTTTTGGTTTATCTTTAAGTAAATCAACTCATACTTTTGAGAATGGTAAAACACTTGAATTGGGTAGAATATATTCTGACCCATATGCAATGGCATTTGGTAAAATAAAAGAAGATGTCGATGAGGATGATGTAGATGAATATGATGTTGATAGTGAGTATGAAGATGAGGTAAGTAACTTTCTTTCGTTCTTAAAAACAAAAATGAAAGAAAAAGAAGTTTACAATGAATCTTTAAACGAAGCAGAATATCAAGGTAAAAGTGTTGAACTAAACAAACCAATGCAAGGGGATGTTAAAAAGTTCAAAGTATATGTAAAGAACCCAGCTGGAAAAGTTATTAAAGTTAACTTTGGACAAAAAGGAATGGTGATTAAGAAAAATAATCCTGAGAGAAGAAAATCATTTAGAGCTAGAATGCACTGTGATACTAATCCGGGGCCAAGAACCAAAGCAAACTATTGGTCTTGTAAAAAATGGTAATAAAATAATATGGCAGATACTTCATTTTACGGTAGGTTAAAAAAACTCTTTTCAACATCGGTAATCGTAAGAAACCAAGGTGGAAAGTTAAAGGTAATAGATTACGATGAAACACAAGCGATAGCTACCAATCTTAGAGATAGGTATATGCGATTGCATTCATCGGCAATGAATAATACTTTTGAAAATTATTTAGCTTATCAACAAATAAGACAAGAGTTATTCAGAGATTATGATGCAATGGACCAGGACCCAATCATAACATCCGCATTAGATATATATGCAGATGAATCAACTAGTAGAAGTGAGTATGGTAGAATTGTTGAAATCAAAACTAACAATGATCATATTAAAGATATTTTAACTAACTTATTTTATGATGTTGTAAATGTAGAATTTAATTTATGGCCTTGGGTTAGAAATATGGTTAAGTATGGTGATTTCTTTTTACATTTAGAGATTGCAGAAAATTTAGGTATAGTAGGTGTTCAACC